ATACAATTGCCTTGAAATCCATCGATTTCAATAATTTCTAATATCATTTTTTTTCTATCCATTTTTAAATCTTGTGTTTCTTTCATATGTTATTTATTTAATTTTGGGTAAAAATATTTTAAGTTATCTTCAAAATCTTTCCTTGCATTTGCTCTATCTTCATCGCTCATGTAATTCGTCCATACGTGTTCAAACTTTCTCTCTGTTTGCGTGTTGAATGTTTTCTCAACTTGCATTTTTTCCTTGAGTTCATCTAATTGATTTTGTCTGTTTTTGGCTAGTTCTTGCCATTGCATTAAGCCGTAAAGCAGCTTAATTTTAGGCGTTTTAAGAGCCTTTTCAATGTCTTGTTTGTCGTGTTTTGGAAAATGATTTAGAATCATATCCATAGTTATTTCAATTTCAATTTTCATAATTATTTTAATTTAAGTTGATAAATTTTCGTGTCTCTGTCATCTGCTATAAATGTTAAGCAGAATCCGATTTTTTCCAATATTGTTAGCATAGAATTAAATCCGCAACCTCCATCGATTGATGTTCTGGTGTGCTTTGAGGCGCGTTTTTGTGATTTGCGCGTTTTGGTGTTGTAGTGGCGTAATCCATAAAATCCGCCGTCAAAACTGCCATAATTAGCCGTTAAGCGCTTTAATTCTTCGCCAAAATAATTCGCGATAAAATCGCCAAAAACCGTACCTTTCATATCGTAACCGCCTCCACAAGTAGAAGAAATTTTATTACCTCTTCTGTCTTTTAGCGTGCAGATGTTCCAGCCGTAAGTATCACGAGCTTTTGAAGTTGTCCACTTAAATACAAGCGTTTCAAGCTTCCAATTGTCAGACAAAAAATTTTGTCTTGTTTGTTTGTTTAGTAAGTATTTCATAATAATAATATTTTAATTGTTGTTACAAATATAAAAACAAATAATATTAATATACAAATAAAATACAAAAAAAATGCATTTAACAGGTTAAAAAAAATTTTATTTTACCCCTAAATTTGTTTAGGTTTTCGGTTTTGGTGGGGG